ATATATAATTATGTAAGTGACTTAGTTAAGTGTTGGCGAAAGTAAAAGAATGAATTGTCCTAACTGTAATGGATATAAAACTTTTAGTGCTACCAATAATATGGGTAAGTTACTATGGAACTGTTATAAAATATCTTGTAGTATATCAGGTTCAGCACGTATCCACTTATCTGTGGATGATATAAGAGATGCCATTGACCCTAGTGTACTAGATGATGATGTGAGCAACTTTAGTTTGCCTGATTATGTTGTACAACACAATGACAGACCTAATGTATTATCATGGTGCAAGAAATGGAACATTGATACTGACAAAGTTGAATTGTTTTATGATGTAAAAGAGGATAGGGTTGTGTTCCCTATTGTACATGGCACTAGAATGATTGATGCAACAGGTAGGTCACTAGGAAAACGATTACCTAAATGGAAAAGGTATGGAAAAAATAACTTGCCTTTTGTTTATGGTAATGGTAATGTGGCAGTAGTTGTTGAGGATTGTGTTAGTGCTATCGCAGTAGGCAATGCAGTATATGCAGGGGTAGCATTGTTGGGTACGTCATTAGCTGAATCACACAAGAGATACCTATCACGATTCTCAACTGCTATCATAGCACTAGACCCTGATGCAGTACCCAAAACACTAGCATTCGCAAAAGAACTGAGAGGTTATGTGAATGATGTAAAAGTGCTAAGAGTCACAGACGATTTAAAGTACAGGAGAAAAGAAGACTTTGATAATTTAACTAAACTAACCCCAAAGGAGTAACCAACATGGAATTATCACTAATAAGAAGTTTAATGGACAAAGAGTTCTATGAAGAGCATAGAGGTGCTAAATGTCCTGATAGACTATTCAGTAAAGACGTAAGGAAGATTAAGAGTGCCATAGATAAAGCTATGGACAGATATGAGAGAACAGTAACACCTGATGAGATTGAAGCATTGTTTATGTCTAACAATCCATCAATGACTACTGCACAGAAACAAGCATATTCTAGTTTGTTTAAGCAAATAAAGAAGGAGTTGCCACTTGGAACAGATGTCGCACAGGAAGTGTTATCTAAACTGTTTCAGCAAGTTGTTGGCGAAGACATTGCTAATCTCGGCTTTGACTATGTTAATGGTTCTAAATCCACTCTTGAACCTCTTAGAAATGTTCTTGAGTTATATGCTGATGATTTTACTCCCAATCTAAAAGTAGAATGGGATGATATAAGCATTGAGACATTGCTAGAAAGAAATGACCTAGAAGCTAGATGGACATTCAATATACCTTGTCTAACTAGAAAGGTTGAGGGTGTCAATGCAGGACATTTGATTGAAGTAGGTGCTAGACCTAATACAGGTAAAACATCTTTTCATGCTAGTTTAATTGCTAGTCCTAATGGCTTTGCTCATCAAGGTGCTAAGTGTATCATACTTTGTAACGAGGAATCTGCACACAGAGTTGGTGCTAGATACTTAACATCAGCTACAGGTATGACAATGCATCAGATAAGGAAAGACCCAAGTAAAGCAAGAGAATTGTATGAGCCTGTCAAGAAGAACATACATATTAAAGATGCATCTAATCGTGACATGGCATGGGTAGAGAGTATCTGTAAAGCATACAAACCTGATGTAGTTGTACTAGACATGGGAGATAAGTTTGCTAGGACAGGTGGCTTTGCAAGGACAGATGAAGCACTGAAAGCTAATGCTATACATGCTAGACAGATAGCTAAACAACATGAGTGTGCAATCTTTTATATGTCTCAACTGTCTGCTGAAGCTGAAGGTAAGGTTTACTTGAACCAAGCTATGATGGAAGGTAGTAGAACAGGTAAGGCTGCAGAAGCTGATTTAATGATTCTTATAGCTAAAGATACAGTCAAAAATCCTGACAAAGGGGAAGAAGAAAGCCCTGCTAGACATTTAAATATTGTCAAGAATAAATTATCAGGATGGCATGGTGTTGAACATTGTGAATTGGATTATGTAACTGCTAGGTATCAGTAATGCAGAAGGATTTGTTTGGATATGAAAAGCCTGTGACTGAACATGGGGATAGTCTAGTCTGTATCAAGTGTGATATAGAACAACCAATAGACCAATTCAATGCTATGAAGTATGCTAGTTCAGGCGAGGATAATAAACAAACAGAGATAAAGAGAACTTGCAGAACTTGCATGAGGAATCAATCCAATCTAGTTAAACAACTAAGGAAGACTAACCCATATCCTGATGAGAATTATTGCTGTCCTATATGTGAAAGGGATATAAAAGAGATAGGCAAGTATGGTCAACCTAGATTACAGAATTGGGTACTAGACCATTGCCATGATTCACTTTCATTTAGAGGATGGTTATGTCATCATTGCAATGTTGGGTTAGGTGGATTTTCAGATAGCTTGACAAGACTAAAGAAAGCTGTTATATATTTAACTAAACATAAGGAGAGATTAAATGAGAAGTAGCCCTGTATATAGAGAAAGAGTTAGGAAACATACAAACGAACTTATTGAAGAGGGTTGTAGCTATATAACTATAGTACAAGGATATAGGTATGCGTACACTAAAGACATGTTACCTGAAATACAAGAAGATATAGACTATTATAAAGAAGAAGCCAAGATTAATGAGGAAGTTCCTTATTATAGAGAATGGTATGATAATAAAAATTTAAGAAAGGTAGTCAGACTAACAAAATTAAGAGACTTAATAAAGCTAGGTCTTCATGTTGAGATACATGGACATCCTAATTTTGGCATTGTAAAAGTTAATGAAAAATATGAGGTTGACTTAATGGATTGGTATTGGTCAGATATATTTAGAACAGAATACGAAAGTAAGAAGTACGATTTAAATACCTTTTTGAATAAGTATGTTTTTAAGGAAAATGACAATGAAGCTAACACTTGATGTAGAGAATACAGTTACACATAGAGATGGTAAGCTACATCTTGACCCATTTGAATCTGATAACAGATTGGTTATGGTAGGCTGTCTTACAGATAAAGGAGAGGAGTATCTATTCAGAGATAACTTTGATGGTGTTCAAGAATTACTAGACCAAGCTACAATACTTATAGGTCATAATATTGTACATGATTTGTTATGGTTATGGGAATGTGGTCTGAAGTATGATGGTCCTGTCTTTGACACTATGCTTGTTGAGTATGTGCTACAGAGAGGTAATAAACAACCATTATCTCTTGAAGCATGTGCTAACAGGTATGACTTAGAGACTAAGAAACAAGACACTATGAAAGAATACTTCAAGAATAAAACACCTATTGATGAAATACCTAAGCAGGAGTTGTCTGACTATTTATCTGCTGATTTAAAAGCTACACAAGAACTAGCTGATACGTTATACAAGAAACTAAATACAGAAGAGTATGGTGGTCTTATGAACACAGTGTCTCTTACTAATCGTGTATCAGTTACATTAGCTAGAATATATCAGAATGGTTTTACTGTTGATATGAATAAGTTAAATGAAGTTAGAGAAGAGTTTGAAAAAGAAAAGTTAGATATAGAGAACAGACTTAATGTACAGGTAAAGAAATTAATGGGGGATACACGTATCAATCTCAATAGTCCTGAACAGATGTCTTGGGTTATATACAGCAGAAAGCCTAAAGATAAACTTGAATGGGCAAATACGTTTACACCTTACATGGATGTAACAGACTACAAAAAGAATGTAAAAGATAAATCAGATATTGTGTACAAGACAGAGGCACAGCAATGTGCTGACTGTCAAGGCACAGGTTATTACAGAAAGGTTAAGAAAGATGGAACACCTTATGCTAGACCTACCAAATGTGATAACTGTGATTCTGTTGGCTACATATTTGTTCCTAGTAAATTGGTAGCAGGATTAAAGTTTACTGCACCTAATGCTAAATGGGTTAGTGCTAATGGATTCACAGTCAACAAAACTAATTTAGCTATATTACAAGACATTGCTAGAAAAAATAACTTACAAGAAGCGTTAACATTTCTAACTGACTTACAAAGGCTATCAGCATTGGATACTTATTTATCATCTTTTGTTGAGGGCATAAATACTTACACTAAATCTGATGGTAAGTTGCATGTAAGACTGCTACAACACAGAACTGCTACAGGTAGATTTAGTGGTGCTGACCCTAACATGCAGAACATGCCTAGAGGTGGTACGTTTCCTGTGAAGAAAGTATTCATATCACGTTGGGAAGGTGGACAAATACTTGAAGCTGACTTTGCACAGCTAGAGTTCAGAGTGTCTGCATTCTTGTCACAAGACCAAACTGCAATGAAGGAGATAGAAGATGGATTTGATGTTCATAGTTATACTGCTAGTGTTATTAGTAATGCAGGGGAGAAAACTTCTCGTCAAGAAGCGAAAGCACATACCTTTGCACCACTCTACGGAGCAACAGGATTTGGGAGAACGAATGCTCAAGCTACATATTACAAACACTTCACAGAAAAGTACAAAGGAATCGCATTATGGCACTCCAAATTGGCTAAAGAG